GCTGTGCATGCATAGAGAATAGGAGAAAAGAAAGAAATTGGCAGGAAGAGTTGAGTATTCATTAAAACTATGCCTCTCGGCACCACGTGGAACCATTCTTGCGGCGACCTATACGCACGGTGGCTCACTTTGATTCTGAATCGTTTGCGCATTATGGCCACACAATATCACACTTTGTCACACAATTTTACACTTTTCTAGATCATTCCCACCGCTAGTGACGGCTCTACGCAAGGTGTCATGATCTAGTTCACACAATATCACACTATAGAGATCGATAATTCTTAATAATTCATAATAATCCAGCACGGCGTTCTATAGTGCTAACCGTTAAATACTATTAACAACCGGGATGCCACTATGCAAGAATCAGTTAACGGAATGATTAATATTGCTCATGTATATGTAAAGGATATGGGATTCACTGCGCATGTTAGCATGTGTCTTATAACTAGACAGATCCATGTGTTCAAGTATAATGATCTAGCATGTAGTTATGATGTATTTGATAGTCAATATCTAGCTAGCCAATTCCTCGAGGAACCTTTGCTATTAATCAAGCTATAGTGGCGCCAGGATCCAATCCGAAAGTTTAAGAAATTTTAGTCGTGCGGGTCCGTTCAAAAGGATCAACTAAAGTACTAATAACCCTTTTGTCAACCAGGGTATTTTTGGAGCAGAAATAGCAGGCAGCGGTGACGTCCATCCCCCTCTGTTCGACTTGCATATTATAACACTCCGGCGCCATTCTGTCAATAACCCTATAGGTCATGTGTGGTTGTTTAGCCACGGTTGACTGGTCTTGCTTTCTGCGCTATAATTATGGCATGATGAAGACAAAGCGAACTGCCCGTAAGGACTCAAACTACATTATATATGCAGCTGTTCATAACGGGCTAGCATACATTGGACTCACCCGTAAAGGTACAGTCACAGTGGGCAAGGCAGTGAAAGAACGCTGGCGGAAGCATATCTCACGTGCCAAGCATGAATCGCAGGATTGGGCGATCTATAACTATATCCGGGCTGGTAACTGGACGGACTGGGAGCATGAGGTCATCACTGTGATTCGTGGCCGTGCTGAAGCCTATGCTTACGAGCGCGAGCTTGTGAAATTGTATACACCTGAACTCAACGATCAATACCTTTAAGGAGCACCATGAACGAGAAGCTGATTAACGAAGTTCTTAAGCAGATAGCAGAGGACGTGGCCAACAAGGACTATACCGCTATCGAAGAGCTCCTACAATTAATACCCGAGAAGAACCTAAGGGCTTTCTTGCCCGAACTTGACAGGATGGGTTGATCATAGTATACTAGTGGCTAAGTTAAACAAAGGAGCGAAACGATGTTCAAACTATTAAGCACTGCAAATCCTAAGATCCAAAAGGGCACCAAGCTAGGCTACCTTAGCTTCATCCTACACCTTGCGCCAAGTACTTTGAGCGGTCATAACACCTGCCCAAAGGCCACAGCTGGTTGTATCGCTGCATGCCTTAACACTGCCGGACGCGGTGGCATGTTCAAGAAGGGCGAGAACACCAACATGATCCAAAAGGCTCGCATCCGCAAGACAGAGTACTTCTACAATGATCGCGTGGGCTTTATGGCTGACTTAGAGAAGGACATTGCCAAGGGCATTAAGATGGCCGCCAAGTTGGGCTTGACCCCCGTGTTTCGTTTAAACGGCACATCGGACTTGAGCTGGGAGAAGTACGGTATCATTGAGAAGTTCCCCACAGTACAGTTCTACGACTACACTAAGATCTTGGGTCGTAAGGTTGCGCATCTGCCTAACTACTTCCTCTTGTTCAGCAAGGCAGACGGCAACGATCAAGATGTAGCCAAGGCAATGGCACAAGGCATGAACGTGGCCGCGGTGTTTGACAAGGTTCCTGAGTCATATGCGGGTGTTAACGTTATTGACGCTGATGAGCACGATCTGCGCTTTTTGGACCCTAAGGGCGTGGTTGCTGGACTTAAGGCCAAGGGCCGTGCTAAGAAGGACTATAGCGGTTTTGTGATCCGGTTGACAGAAGTGGCCTAAGGCCTTATAATTAATACTTAGACAATAAGGAGCGAAACTTATGTATACTGTAGAGATCTATAAGAAGGACAAGCGGGTCAAGAGCGGAGAGCGCCTGTTCTCCAAGACAGACTACGACACGGACAACCTATCCATGCTGGAGCATACTGTCAAGCATACCTGGCGGGCGAGTGCTGGATTCCGCTATGCTATCCACGAGACCTATGTGACCAAGCAGAACTTGATGGGCGGAGCAGAGTTCAAAGAACGCTACGATACCCCCTACTATTGTTCACCAGCATCAGAATCTTATTGGAGCATGTAATGATCACACCAGACCTACTCAAAACCCTGATCAGCTTCACGGCTCCGGCATTGACCCGTGCGGCCAAGGATGCGGGCTACAAGGGCCCAGCGTTCAGCTCTTGTAAGTTCCTGGGCATAACCAACGGCGGGCAGTTCTGCTACATGGCTGTCTTCTTGTGCGAGGGCGGCACGGACAGCACCAAGGTGTTCTTAACCCACACGGGCAGTAGGGTTATTGCCGACGTCCAGTTGACGGACTGGGCTTGATGCGCTATAATTAACACTTACACACACAGGAGCTGACATGTTATCAATTCAAGACATCAACGGTGCTATCCTAGCAGGCGGTTTTACTAATGATCAACTGAGCTCGATCATAGATGCTGTCAAGTTCGCTCGCAGTCAGGTAGCAGCCAAGACCAAGCGTCAATTAACTGTAGGATCCAGCGTTCGCTTTACCTCTAGCAAGACCGGGATGGTTGTAGCGGGTACGGTCAACAAGATCGCAATTAAGTACGTCACGGTCAACACCCAGCAGGGCATGTGGAAGGTCCCTGCCAACATGCTAGAAGTCGCATAACCCTACGGGGTCTAGGGTTGGTTGACAGCCCTAGCCAAAACTGTTATACTATAGGCTAAGTTAAACAAAAGGAGCGAGCGATGCGTGAATTTACTAACATGATGGACCTGGCGGACGAAGTACAGGATATGGTCGAGCGTCAAGTAGCAGGTATGCGCCGTGTAAGCGCAACCGAGCTGGGATTGGATCAGCGTTGCGGCTTTGCTTATGTAGACGAAGACATGGAGTGTATTGTAGTAGACGACAGCCGTGCCCGTAGTTTTAACTATTACGGCGGCTTCGAATACATTGGCGACGAAGACAAGCGTCAGCTAGGTGACTACACTATCTACTTCAATACTTGCGATCGTGTAAGCGATGCGCTGGAATGCTTGATGGAGTCCGAAGGCCAGTGCGAAAGCGAGGCAGAATAATGCTGGCGCTTGTGGAAGGGCAGGAAGTAAAGGTAGGGGACTGGGTTTGCTTCAAGAGTGACGTGGAGCAAAGCGGCAAGGTCGTAGCCATTAAGAAGAGCTACATGGGCACGGCGCTCACCCTGGAGAACTTAAACGGGTTCCACGGGGACTACATAGGCGGCTCCACTGTAACTACAGAACAGGCCAGCGATTGCTGGGTGGAATAAACCCACTTTGTCAACCAGGTCTTTCTTTAGAGGCCGCTTGACGTTTTGGACTTAGTGCGCTATAATTAACGCTTACACAAACACAAAAGGACATTACATGCGCAACGTTACACAGACAGCAGACGGCTACGAGTTTAATATTGAAGTTAACAAGTTTTTTACAGTGTGCGGAGACGGCTTGTGGAGCGAGACAGCTAAGGAAGTGTTTGTTACAGACGTAGGCATGTTTATTAGCACAGAGAACACGAGTGACGAGGGAGAGGAAGCTAGCTATTGCGACGGCGACATGTATGCGCTTACTACAGCGGAAACTTGGAACGAGGAAGAGCTGGGCTTAATTTACACAGACAGCGCATTTTTGGAGTGTGTGCGCACAGAGCTTATTAAGGCAGGCATTAGCATTGAAGCTGCAGAGGCAGTTACATACAGCGAGCAGGGCATGCAGGACGAGGGACGTGTGAGCATGGACGCTTTTGAAGTTGCGGACTACGTGCGTGCACGTATGCTTGTGACAGCTTAAAAAGAACAGCACAGCTAGTTGACATTTTGGACTAGCTGTGCTATAATTGTTTTTTAAGTTAGGAGCGAAGATGAAAGTAGAAGTTGTAAACATAGAGGCGGCAGGCTATTACATTAGCGAACACGCTAGCGGAAGCACTGTTAAGGTTACACTGCAACGAGGCAAGGCTATTGCTAGCTGTGACGGTATGCTTATTTGGGACGAGGAGTACGCAGAGGACTGCTTTGAAGAGTGGATGGACTGCGCATTAGCAGGCGAGGAAGGCTACACTTACACAGAAGGAGCGTGAGATGAGAGACGACATACTTGCAAAGCTAGCAGAGATAGGCGACATGCTGGCAGAGGCTACATGCGATGGCACACAGCTAGCAGAGGTGGACTTAGTGTTTAGTGAAGTAATGGGCATGGTAGGACAGCTGGAGCAGGCTGTAGAATATTACGTAGACTAAGGATAACAGATGACACGTACAGAGATAGACAATACACTACAATGGCTAGGCGCGGCTGCTATTATTGCAGGGCATGTGCTTAACAGCATTGGCCCTAGCATGTACCCCTACAATATTGCTGTCTTTGCTGTAGGCACTGTACTGTTCTTGACGTGGGCCTGGAGAGTGCGCAACATCCCTCAGGCAGTTGTCAACATTGTAGCATTAGCCATTGGGCTTGTAGGGTTATACAAAGCATTTGGTTGACGTTTTGAGCTGAGTGCGCTATAATTAACACTTAGCAACAAAGGAACTACATGACAAGCACTCAAGCTAAACAAAAAATTGACAGCTTAATGTTACAGTTACAAGACGTACTAGAGCAGATTGGGCTAGACGAAAGCGAGCAAGTGCAAAACGCTTTTAATGCGCTTGCATGTGTACTAGACGACGTTGTTTATTGACAACACTAGGGCGGTTGACACTCCGCCCGATTCATTGTATAATTGTTACACACTGACACACTAAGGAGCTGAAATGGGTACAAGAAGCACTATCGCAATTGAGTTCGCAGACAATAGCGTTTCGCAGATCTACTGTCACTGGGACGGCTATCTCGATAACAACGGTCAAATCCTGCGTGACAACTACACAGACCCGTTCAAAGTGCGCGAGCTCATTGACTTGGGCGACTTCAGTGCTCTGCGTGACACAGTAGAGGAAACTAAGGAAGGCTGTTACAGCCAGCGCGGCGAGGACTGTACTGCTCGTCGCTACATGGATGTCACTGAATACTTTGCTGAATGCCAGCAAGAAGAGTACGACTACATCCTGCGACAAGTAGAGGGCAAGGCAGTTTGGTTCGTGCGTTGCTATGCTACAGACGGCCTGTGGGTTACTATGGGAGAGGCGCAAGCCCTTATTGAACGAATGAACGAAGAGGAGTGCTTCTAATGGGTGCGGTCAAAGACATGTATTATGACGTTGAGACGTTGTTTATCGAAGGCAAGACTGCGACTGAGATCGCTAGCGAGTTGCTCATTCCAATTGAGTATGTCAACTCAGTGCTTTCGGACTTTGGTGTAGATCCCGAGGACTTCGAGGATGTGGCAGATACGCCACACGGCGACTACTACGGCGCTTGACACATTGGGCTCTTCTTGCTATAATTGCAGCATAGTAAGGAGAGCGATGTGAAGATTACGATAAAGATACCAAAGAAGCACAGAGAGCACATAATCCTGTTCTGTGAGAATACACCCTTCAAGCCAAAGGTTGTAGAGAGCAAGAAGAAGTTTAAACGTCAACCCAAGCACAAAGGACGCGAGCTATGAAGGGTCTAATCACTAACCAATGGGATCGGGACAACCTAGAGTTCCTGCTCAACACCAAAGGCGATGAGTTCAAAGCATGGTTCGCACAAAGCGACGAAGACGACAAGGCCTATGCCCAAGAGCTAATGGATGCCTACTCAAGAGAGCTCAAGCTACGGGCAGAAGCCCTTGAGATCGAAGCTAAACTGAGTGTGAGCGACAATTACCCTGATGCTCGTAGGGTGATTGACAGGATCGCCAAAGCCTAGTATAATTACTACTTACACACACAGGAGCTGACATGAACATATCAAACTTGGAACACTTCGTAGAGCAAGAGAACCGTATGGCAGGTATCTTCAATAGCAAGACCCTTAGCCTGTTGAAAGCAGAAGATCGCCAGCGTATCGCTGACATGATCGACAACAGCCTTAGCCCAGAGAACCTTACATGTGACGGCGAGCTGAGCCGTAGTCAAGTCCAGCAGAAGTTTAACTACCTTACCCGCTGTGCTCGCGAACTTCAGAGCATTGATTCCGCTGTAACCTTTTACGAATTCAACTAAGGAGCCCACATGCCTAATTGGTGTAATAACGTCATTGAACTAGCACACGAAGATCCAGCAATGCTGGTCCGAGCTAAAGAAGCTCTTGATCGCGGAGAGTTCCTCCAAGAGTTTATCCCTGTGCCAGAGAGCCTTAAGATTGTAGCAGGGTGCGTAGGTGACCCTGAAGAGCAGAAGAAGCTCGAAGAAGCTACGGCACAGAACCTTGTGGATCACGGCTACGGCAACTGGTATGACTACTGCGTGAACGAATGGGGCACCAAGTGGGATGTGGGCGGTGATGGCATTACTGCTGAGATCGAGAACGGCCGCATTACTACATCGTTTGACAGTGCGTGGAGCCCTCCTGTTGCGGCCTACGAGAAGTTGGTTGAGCTGGGCTTCAGCGTTCGTGCTTACTACTACGAAGGCGGCATGAACTTCGCTGGCATCTGGGAAGACGGTGTTGATGACTTCTATGAGCTAGAATCGAGCAGTGAAACAGTCCGTGAGCAACTGCCCACAGTGCTTGACGAGATGTTCTGTATCAGCGAGAGCATGGCAGACTATGAAGAAGAGAATCAGGAGATCGACTTGGACGGTGGCTTAAGTGCTACGAACGAGTAGGTTGACGGGTTGGGCATTTGGCAGTATAATTTAAACAACAACTAGGAACAGCAATGAAAACCAATAAAGAACTTAATACAGCACACGATAAGGCACAAGCCGAGCGGGTGCGTCCACAGGGCAAGGCATACGACTTTGCCCCGCTGCAAGCAGTGGTTAATCAATGGGTGAAGGCCAATGAGCAGACTTGATCTGTTTGGTAGGCCTTGGACTGTATTCGATCCAGAAGATAAGGATCACAGACGATGGTATAACCAGTTCGTATTAACATCGAGTTGGGGACACTGTCCGGTGAGGTTCGTGGTGCCAGAAGACCACGGTGATTTGGTTACGATGATTCAACGCAGTTTGGTAGCATTCTATACCGAACGAGAGTTCAAGGGCAAGAAGATTCCGCCTCCTTTGGTTCGCCAAAAGAAGAAGAAAACGGTTGACAACTAACCGAAATAGTTGTACAATAAGAACATGGGCAAGGTGCTCATACTTTTAACACACACAGAGGATTAATTAAAATGGCTACAGATAAATTGTTTAACGTTGTTGGCGTATCTAAACTCAATGGCGAATACAAAGTTCGTTTCGCAACTGATATCATGCGTATCAAAGTACTTGCTAAACACGGTCACGAAGACATTCGTTTGGCAGAGCTCGACACTGCTGTTTCTAAGTATGAAGCAGTCAAGCAGATCAGCTTCATGGACGACTTTGCTGACTCAGCTGCACAGTCAGCGATCGCAGAGTATCTTGATGAGAAGGCCCCTAAGGCGGCTAAGGCTCCAGTTGCCAAGGCTGCACCTAAGACTAAGGCACCTGCTAAGTCTACCAAAGCTACACGTGAAGCAGAAGCACTTGCTCAAGCTCGCGCAGTTGCTGAAGCAGAAGACGCACCATTCTAAACCATAGGGGGCGCAATGCCCCCAATCACTACACACTATGACCTGGGAACATTACGAACTCTACTCAATCGATGAAGATGGAGTAGAAGAGTTGGTTGAGACAGACGGTAGCTTGAAGAAGCTGCAACAGTTAGCAAAAGAACACCTAACTGAATACTACCCCGAGTGCGTGATCTATCGAGAAGATGACGACGGCGAGCTAGTGGAGATAGAAAGAATTAAATAGAGTTCAGGGCCCTTAGCTCATGTTGGTTAGAGCAGTGGACTCATAATCCATTGGTGCCGTGTTCGACTCACGGAGGGCCCACCAGATTGCGGCTATAGTATAACGGATAATACAGCGGTCTTCTACACCGTGAATGTGGGTTCGATTCCTGCTAGCCGCACCATTTTTCGGTTGACGCCCTAGTCCAAATGTCGTATAATACTTACATACAGACACACACTAGGAGCCTAAGATGAACGAATTCAAAAGCTGGGAAGAGATGAGCACTCTGGAACAGTATGCTTGCCAGTTCTGGGATATGTACAAGGATGCCTACGGTGTTCGCCCACGTGGCATTGATACAACACTCTGGACAGAAGCAGAGTTCGAAGCTGAGTTCGTACAGTTGGCCAAGACCATTGATGCTAACTACACAGAGCAGTTGGCCTCTGAAGCTAAGGCTGTAGAGCGTTTCGAAGCACAGGTTAAGAGCTTCATCGAGTCGGGTGCTAAGGATCGTGCAACTGCTATTCGTTGGTTCCACGAGGCAGAAGGTTCTAACGGTGATGACGAGTATCTTTGCTACCTGCTGGGCTTGCCCTACCGCTACTTTGTGGTTGACGCTCAGGCAGTTTGATAGTATAATTAACACTTACACAGCAACAAGGAGCGAACCAAATGGCTAATACTAACTACGATGACTTCAACAGATTTGACCTGAACGAAGCTTGTGACCACTTTGACTGCGAGAAGCAGAGCAACTGGAAGAAGATCAACAAGTTCGTAGTAGCAGACGGCGCAGAGTACGGTGCGGTTATGGTAGACGGATTCGACTTTGACCAGGAAGATGCCAACAACCAGTACGAGGCATTTGACGCAGGTGTTCGCTATGCTCTGACTCGTATGCAGGCAGCGTTCGAAGCAGCCGGCCTAGAGCTAGAGATTAAAGAAGCAGACTTGGGCGAGAGCATGGGCTATATGCTAACCCGTGTAGATGACGAGCCTGAGGACTTTGTTAAACGAGTGCTGAAGAAGCCTGTCTTAATGGTTGACAGCTGGGTCTAAAGACAGTATAATTAGACATAGTAACAAGGAGCGAACCAAATGACTAAGCCTAATATTCCACAGATCCTGGGCGTGTTCGATCAGTTGATGGAACAGCATGTAAACCATTTGATCAACACCAGCTATCGCAAGTATGCCACAGCACGTGACAACCTGATCGAGCAGTTCGTGGACAAGACAGGTGTAAAGGCCGAAGTCTTCATGGATCATATGGCTCATGAATTAGCTAGAAAGCTCTACAAGTTTGATTGACACGTCCGCCAAAAGGCCGTATAATTAAGACTAGACAACAGAGGAACTGATATGACATACACATTGATCACAAGCCAGGGCAAGATCATGCAGTTCTATGTTAAGAGTGTGGCGGACCTGTATCAACAGTTGAATGGCGGTGTTGTTATAACACAACAGATTTTGGTTGACGAAACCAGCCCAGTACAGTATAATTAACACTTAAACAAACAAGGAGCGAACCTATGTATGATATCGTAAAGAACCCAATCCCAACAAGCAAGCTGTTCGTCACTCCGCAGGACGAGCAGGACTTGTACAATCGCATCGAACAGCTGGTAGGCGCAGACAAAGCTCTAGCATACCAAATTGCCATGATGACATTCAACCTGTGCAACAAGCTGGTACAGGACGAGATCCTGAGCAAAGAGGTGTTCGCACAATGAACGACATCCTATACGCATTCTACGCCACTTGGCCCTTGTGGGCATTCCTTGCAGTCCTGAGCGTCAGCTTGTTCGTAGAAGAAGGCATCGTTGCTTACAGTAAGAAGAAGATGGTTGACAACCCTGCGATTTGGTAATATAATACTTACTTACAAACAGCAATTAGGAGCGAACCAAATGGCTTATATTTCCGCAACAGACGTGGCAGCAATCCGCCGAGAACTCAAAGAAGCTTTCCCCAAGTTCAAGTTCGCAGTGCGCAAGGGCAGTGGTAGCCTGTCAGTAGACGTGGTCATCAAGCAGGCCACATACGCATTCCAGGACCAGTTTGCCAAGTCATTCGAAGGCAAGCGTTACGCACAGGTTAACCAGTTCTGGATCGCTAGTCACTTCACAGACATGGAAGAACGTGCGTTCATTGAGCGTGTTAACGAGATCATGCACAATGCGCCCGGACGTGCTGGTGGTAAGGTCTACTTCGATGAGTCGGATGCGATGACTGACTACTTCCACACTGCCTTCTACACTCACTTGAGCATTGGCCAGTGGAATCAAGAATACACCTGCGTGGAAGGTTAAGATGAGCCTACTATCAGGATTGATCACTACGGGCAAGCTGGTCTTGGGTGCTATTGCTCTAGTAGAGATCGTGGGTGTAGTGGTGTTTGGTGCCAGCGTGATTGCCTACCAAAACGAAGCTAGAACCTTGTACATCCTGACTGGTGGTGCGGGCCTTTTGGTTGCCGTGCTAGCAGAAGTAGGTTGACAATCAACTGAATTCACAGTATAATTAACACTTACACAAATTAGGAGCGAACTAAATGGTTAAAGTAATGAAGCTAGCAGGCAAAGGTGAAGTTAACAGTCTTGAGCAAGAAGCCCCAAAGAAGGTGCTCAAGGAGACTGACGAGCAGATCCTGGGTCGTCTGCGTGAACGCTTTGAGATCCTAGACGACATGACCAAGGCTGTTAAAGCTGGCAAGGTACGTGCTATGATCGTAACAGGTCCCCCGGGTGTGGGCAAGAGCTTTGGTGTTGAGCAAGTGCTCTCCAAGCACGATGTTATGGCTAATATTGCCAACGATCAGAAGCTGAAGAAGTACGAAGTGGTCAAGGGTGCTATGAGTGCCTTGGGTCTCTATGCTAAGTTGTTTGCCTACAAAGACGCCAAGAACATCCTTGTGTTCGATGACTGCGATAGTGTCTTGCTTGATGACTTGAGCTTGAACATTCTTAAGGCTGCTTTGGACACTAGTACCAAGCGCATGATCCATTGGAACACAGACTCACATGCTCTGCGTCGTGAAGGCATCCCGGACAGCTTTGAGTTCAAGGGCGGTGCTATCTTTATTACCAACATCAAGTTCGACAACGTTAAGAGCAAGAAGCTCCGTGATCACCTAGAAGCATTAGAGTCACGCTGCCACTACTTGGACTTGACTATTGATACAGAGCGTGAGAAGCTTCTGCGTATTGAACAGGTCGTACGTGAGTGCGGCATGCTGGACAAGTATGAGTTCACTGATGCGGACAAGCTAGAAGTCGTAGCGTTCGTTAAGGATAACGTCAAGCGCCTACGTGAGCTGAGCTTGCGTACAGTACTTAAGGTAGCAGACTTGAAGCATGGCTTCCCAGCCAAGTGGCAAGCTGTAGCAGAGATGACGTGTATGCGCAACGCTTAACAGCTAGCGCAACACACGAGCAGTAAGCTAGGGCCGCTTGTAACTATAACTATAGCCCTAGTTATTAGGACAGTAAGTAGATTCGCTCCCGAACACTGTCCAGGCTAAGAGCCCAAAAGGTTCTTAGTTGTTGGTGATCCTCTAACCATAAATCCGATTCGCTCCCGGTGGTTAGAGGATTTTTTTTGGCTGAGGTCTTCGGTGAGGCATGGTGGTGGGTGAGGGGGTCAGGCTATACATATTATTATTTGTTGTTAATTTACAACAGCGCAAGCAAAATTTCATGGTATATAGGTGCTAAATCACCAGCATGAATCTATAAGTACTTCTTTATATTTTTTTACGCGAATCTCAGCGCAGAGCGCAGGACCCATTTCGGGGCCTCTTAATAACCCCTTGTACTGTTAAATATCATGCACACAGCGTTAACAGTACATTCGAGGATGCCAACTATAGTATTTTTTACTGTTTCCTACTATGCTAGTTGAAGGCCAAATCGAGCTGTGTGCAACCCATAAGAAAAGTGTAAGTACTCCACTAATTTTTTTTGCGCAGAAAAATTAAAAGGTTACAGGACCCATTCAGCTATATAATATACCATGCGACAATACTATATACTCACCCTAGATCCACGTGCAGGAGAAGTCTTTCGATTCATGATGGATCATAAGCTAACCGTAGAAGTACACTTAAATCGTACACGCTTTTGGATCCATGAGGGCACTAGTGTGCTTACAGAGTTCTTATTAAGGTTTAGCGACTGTTGCCCCTATGTAGATGAAACGCTGGACTTAGTCACGGGCAGACCCATTTAACTCCAAGCGAGTAGGAACAAGGTCTTATCACGTGCGTATTTGAACGCTATACAAGCCTTGGTGAACTCTAGATCAGGTTGTTGACCGTATGCCCACAGTTCGTAGTGTGCGCCCACTCTGGCAGTAAGCCAGTCTTCTAATGTGAATAAACTATCAACCCAGTCTTGCTGGTTATCTCTCGCCCAAGGCCACGGCACTGTGGCTAGATGAGTAAACTCGTGTGCATCCTGCAGATAGAATATATCGGGCATGGATTATTTAGTTTTAGTTATATGCTAGCTTAATGGCTTAAAATTTTGCTAACTTTTTTTGCTTCGCGCTACTTCGTAGCTAAAAAATTTAGCTTGCCGCTTCGCGTGATGATTAATCTGGCGCTCGATCGTAGTACTTGTAATTAACTGAGGTTGGGTTTTGTCTATGTACGCTGGCACCGTTCTTGATATGAAAGCGTTCAGCCATTTTAGTCTGGGGACTTAGAGTTACTATGCTCTTGATAGAAGGATAGTCTTTTAACAACCATTCCGCTGCCTGCTTGAGTAGAGTAGCACCCGCACCCGGACTGTATGACCAAATGGTATAGAATACAGCCACATTATGCTCTTTGCCCATGCTCTTTAGATCATCCTCATCTTCAGGCACTTCACTTAGCCACTGCATACATGTAGCGGCCAGCACTTCTTCTCCGGCTTTGAGGATTAGGATCTCAGCGGCATCATTAATGCGCTGTTCAAGAGGAATGTGTGGACGCACTGGGTCGTCCTTGATAACTCTGGTTAAAGGGTCTGAGTGTGAGCGTAAGTGGTATAGTTCCATTTTCTTCTTTGCGTATTATATACGTACTTATCATTTTTACTTAAAAAATGCTTAGATACTGTTTTGATCCAGCTTTCTGTTTGGATTATTATAGTAAGCAGGGTCCTGCCATTTGACATAGGTGGTGTTGAAGCTGAGTGTGATGCGTTGCTCACTGGCGTTTTCACCTGTGGAGTGCGCCAACCAGCTGGGGAATAGAATCAACTGTCCCGTACGGCAGGGAAAGGTTGCTGAGTTCTGATTGTAGAAGTTCATCTGTACTGTATGCTCAAACATCTTGACGCCTTCTAGGGGACTTTCCAAAGTTAGGCCCACTGAATCGGGTGCGGCATTTACATAGAAAGCCGCGGATACTACACTGAGTTCATGACGGTGACGTTCCACACGATCGCCCTTGCCCAGTCGATTTACCCACGAGTTAGTGATTACCACGGGCTCGCATCCAGCAGTCGCGGTCCAATGATCCACACAGGATTGTAGACGTGCTTTGAGATTGGCCAGCTTGGGATTGTTTAGAATCTCTGGATCCTTGGTAAAGTAACTGCTCTCGGGTACCAGCCGATGCGGAGCCATTTTAGTATCCGCTACTACTTCTTCTAGGGCTTTAAAATCTTCATCCCAATCAAAATCGTACTCGTGTACTAGTGTGGGGAACAGCATGATTTCTTTCATTGATCCGTCGCTCATTCTTCGTCTCCTGGTAGGTTGTTTAATAGTTCACGTAGCTTAGAGCTTTCAACTTGTGCTCGAATCTTGGGTAATGCGCTACTACTGTTGGGGTCAATTTCACCTGGTGTATGATCCACTGCGTGTACAGTGTGTCGGGGTGGGAGACTGGTAAGTAGGGTGCTGCCCGCACTTTGACTGTTATGATTACCATAACCATCTTCTTCTGCTAGACTGCTAATACGCAGACTGTCAATGTTAAATTCAAGGTCAATTTTCATGCCCACGCCGCTTGAACTACGTGTCTTCATCAGCTGGATTTGATAGCGACCACGCTCACGCATAGCTCTTGATGTAAAGATACCGAACACGTTATCCGCTGTTTGAATCTTGCTCAAACCACCCGAAATGTGACTGTGATCAAACTCAACTTCTTCAACAGCACCACGGTTCAACTGCGCCGCTGTAACGAACACACAGTTCTTTTCCACTGCTAGGTTACGCAATTCTTCTGACACATACTTGTCCTTGATAAACAAGTCTGCGGGGCTGATCTTCTTTGAGATTGGC